TTTTTTAGATGGCACGATTCCGGAGATATCCAGGACCTGAAACACTTAGCAAAAATTTTTGAAGTTGCAAGACGCTCTCCGGATGTTCAACACTGGCTGCCGACTCGGGAGGCGTGGACGGCTAAGTATCAGGACAGAGCGCCGGAGAATTTAAAATTAATCTTTTCTATGCCGATGGTCAATCAGGAAGCCGCGGGGGGCTGGAATTATACCAGCACCGTGGTGACCGATCCGAGCAAAGCAACCTGCCCCGCTCCAAAGCAAGATAATGAATGCAAGGACTGCCGAGCGTGTTGGGATAAGAAAGTTAAAAACGTTGCATACCTGGCGCATTAATGTGGCATCACCCGAAGTATTACAAAGAGCTGGCTAAGAAGCGAAAAGAGTTGGAGAGAGAACAAGCTCGCAAGCGAGCAAGCGAACAGGCGGACAAGCAGGGGAGCGAGCAAGCAAGCGAAGAATTAAAAAGTTTACAAGCGTATGTTAAGAAAACAAAGAAACCAATCTAATAGCGATCAAGCATCCAAGGAGGACTCAAGCAACAAGCGCTGAATGTGGTCCCAATCGTTCATTGCGAGGGAAGGCGTTTCGCGGTGGTCTGCAAGCAGACCGGGGATCGAGCTACTTTTAAACAACTTTATACATTTAAGGGAAGGTATCTGTACGAGTATAAAGTTACGTTTTGTACGAGTTAAGTGAAACAACTTTTGATGTGGTGAAAAGTGAACTTTATTACCTTTTATTACTTTGAGCTCAACCATAAAAAAACCACAAGAATCATTATATCCCAATAGATCTGGCACACCAAAGGATGCCCAAGACTCTAGTCTTGTCCACTGAATTTTAGGTGTATTCTTCTTAACTAACTGCCAAAATTTTGACTCTGGTTTCATCGTACATCGTACGTAAATCGTCCGGGTAAATCGTACATTTATTGACTTATAATCGTACATAATATAAAAGTCAACTATGGCTAGAACTCCAGTATTAACAGAACAACAAATTAAATTTGCTACACTTTTAGTGTACGAAGCAGGTAGAAAAAGTCCTGGAGAGTGTGCCTTTGAAGCAGGATACAAAACCAGACCAAGACAATCAGCATCAGAATTAAGAAATCCAAAAATATATCCATTGGTAGCAGCCTATATAAAAGAATTAAGACAAGAAGCTCAAGAGAAGTATGGTGTAAATTATCAGAGTCATTTACAAGAAATGGCAAGACTTCGTGATGAGTCTAGAAAATTAAAACAAATGTCCCCCGCTGTGACCGCCGAAAAAAATCGGGGTCAAGTCGGAGGTTTATATATTGACAGGCAAGTTAATATCAACGCCAATGTAGATCTAAGTAAATTATCTCCTGAAGAATTACAGGATAAATTAGATCAAATGTATGAAGAGGATATTAAAGATGTTACGCCTGATAAATCAAAACTAAAAGCATCAGAAGTAAAACAAAACCCTGAATCCGATTAGTCATTTCGTTTGCTCGGCAATACCATTCGTGTAGTTTGTTTGCCGATCTTTTTATTATTTCCATAAAGCACTCCTTGTGAGTTTGGACCCTTCCTCGGTGGAAGTTGGCTCCATTTTACGTTAGGCATATTCTTAGTCAAGGTTTTATTTTTCACTTATTTTCTCCATTTTTATTATACATCCTTTTGGAAACACATTTCTATCAGAAAATAACTCATCTCCTTCTTCGTAAGATGCAAATGTCCAAACGTATTTTTTATCTTTATCAAATAGATACGCGTGAGTTATCATTGTTGATGGAATTAAACCAAGTGAATCGTGTGCATTTGCGTGGCCGGAATCGCCCGTCGGATCGATCCAGGTAATTTTGTAATAGTAATATCTTTTCTTTTTAATAACTACTGATTTGTATTTTGATTTTTTAGGGCGTCTCATATTTTATCTTATACTGTATAGTGAAATATTTAGGCAAAAAAGTTTTCAAAAAAACAAAAAGGGTCGCGCACGCCGAGTACATCTGTGCCAAGCCATAATTGCCAAAAAGCCAGTGTTTATACCATTTGTGCCAAGCTGTGCCAAGAGAAATCAATGTCGTGGCACAGCTATTATTCAACAATACCAACACTTTTAGCTTATTTTTGACCTTGTGCCACCTGTGCCACCATATTTTTTTGATGACTGAAAAAAAACTTTGCCCTAGAATTCTACTATACACTGGCACACTACCTCTCCATCTTTTTGACAAAATTAAGGCTTGGCGTATTTGTGCCATTTTTGATAATTTTACGGACTCCATTGCCCTGTATTTCAAATTTAGCATATGGTGCCCACTGTTTACGTATCAGATTTAGCTCTAAAATCAGATTCGACCATTGTTTGGGACTTATGTTTGTCCCGACTATACTCACCTTTTTCATAATCTATACACAATTTACCTTCTAGGTGATCCATTTCGTGTTGTATGCATCTAGCTTCTAGATTGTAAAATGTTTTTGTATGTTCTTCTCCTTCCTTATCTTGGTACTTTAGAACTATTCTAAGGTGCCTTTTTACTTCTCCTCTTTTGCCTGGTGCAGATAAACACCCTTCAAAGTCTGTTAAAGTTTCCTCACTATTTTTCACTATGACAGGATTAATAAATACTTGTGGATTTTCCTGAGATCTAGTGCAATCCATTACAAACATACGCAATTGATAACCAACTTGTATTGCTGCTAAGCCTATGCCGTGGTGTTGATACATAGCTTTACACATCCATTTAATTAATCTTTGAGTCTTTTCATCTAATGGAAAAGGCACGGTTTTACTTACTGATCGTAAAAATACGTCAGGATACTTGACCAATTCTATATACATCGGTGCCTCCCAGTCTCCCAGTAGACACCGTGTTGCGCATTATCCATTATGGATTCTATCATTATTGCCTGTATGTTGTTGATTGAATAAACGTCTGTCTTTGATCTTTTTTCAAAACTACTCTCCAGGCAGCCGAACTATTCTGTTTACCAATTATTTTGCTTTGTTGTAATTCTATTTTACCTATCTCATTTAGGCCTCCTCGGTCATTCTCCATATAAATAAAACAATCTGATATGGCAGTGCCTTTATTTCCGTTAGTGAATTTGTCTAGTATCTGCTGTAGATCTCTCATTCGAAGACTCATCTAATTTCCTTCCTATTTTTTTAATTAATTCATACCACTTACGTCCCCACATTTCTCGCATCTCACCAGATGTTTTCCAATACATATTGGCTATGTTATCCAATCTTCTCTGATCTCTTCTTATAGTATTCATCCACCCTCCTTAAAAAGTTATGTTTATATTTTTGGAACTCATTACCTTCAACCACAAATTCTTGGTAGTAATTATCTTTGCTGCACATCATAATTACACCCTTGGTTATTTGAGTGTTAAATAAAATGTTATGTGCCATCGCATATGCAGACAGCTGCAGAAAATAATCATCAATCCATTCTCTTTTCTTTGGTTTATTAGTTTGCTTGAAGTCTATGATTGCATCAGATCCTTTATGTATACCCACTAAATCTGTTTGGCCTGCGTATAGTCCTGGGTAGTATAAAGTACATTCTGTGCCGTAGTATTCTGTAACATTAGATAATCCGCTTTGAATTACTTGCAGAGCCATATTATGAGCCTGTTTACCTACATTTGTTTCATCAAGGTAGCCTTGTTCTAAAATATACATTTCAAGAATCTTGTGCATAGCTGTGCCTCTTGCGCCTGACTCATCCACGATCCGCGTTGCTTCGGCCTCTCCCTTCGAAGCTCGCCACGCTGCCAACGCTTCGCGCTTCTCGGCTGATTGAGTTTGGTCCAGAATGGTTGTCACTGATGGGAGCTTCTCCTTATCAAAGACATAGTGCCGTAAACCATTAACTTTCTCTCGTTGAGTCTTTGGGTATCTATAACTGTTATTCTTTTTCATTTGTAATTATCCATCTAAACATTGCTGTTGTTGGGTCGTAGCTGTCAAACTTTGCGCTACAACCTGTTAGCCATAATATAACTAACGCATAAATTAATATGTATCCTGTGTCCTTCATTTTATATTTCTTATTATATAATAAGCTATCAATAGACCTATCATTAAACAGACCATATTATAAATAAACATTCCGAACCCAAATCCAGCGGTCAAAATATTATCGCTCCAATAATAAAGCCAGCCACAAACAAGACAATCTCTCGTCTGTTATACAAAGACCATACTTTAAATTTTTCTATGTATTTATTCATATTAGTTTTACTCCATCTTTTAGTTTTAAATCTCCAATTGTTTTAGATTTAAAATTGTTGTTTTCAAAGTGTGTAGTTGTAGGTAAGTCCTTTTTATACCACACTGGTTCTACTTTATTAAGATTCCAGGCCCAGTAAGATCCATCTCTAAATCTACAAATGTATCCAGGTATCCTGTCACCACAACTTCTTTTTAAATAATCGTATTTATGTTTCTCGATCAACGATCCGTCAAAATCTTGTGGGTTGTATTTCTCACGATTCTTTAACTCTTTGATATAATTAGAATTAATTACGTCCAAAGAATAGTATGCCGTAGATACTACACGCAACGGATCTTTACTAAATACTTTTTCGTTTAGTTCATTAACCATTTCTATTTCTTTTTTTCTCCAACTCATTCAAGTGCCATCTTAATTTTATAATCTTCTAAACTTACAACTTTATCATTCATCAACTTACCTGAGTAATGATCTAAGATCTGTTGAATCTTGGGTAGTTTGGTATGGGCGTGGGGCCATAGAAGACAACACACGTAGAACGCGTCTCTAAAAGTGCAACGCCATTTCCATTGCATAAGATATTTTGTGCCGTCTTTACGTAAACCTTTTCGTGGTTTTTTATTTACAGTTCCAACACCTAACACTTCGTGTATCCATTTAATTACAGACTTGTCTGTCATTGTTACTTCCATACTAATTCTTTGTGAGTTTGAATATCTAAACCCAGGTCCTTTGTGTTTCTTTTTTTTCTCTGTTCTTTTAGCAAAGTATATACTACCTTCGCCGTCAAAGAGTCCTGCAATATATGCTGCTTGTTCATTGGTTATCGTCATAAAGTATCCGTTGTTTGCCGTCGTAATCAAAGTAGTATCCGGATACCTTCTTCTTTCTTTTGTATTTCTTTTTGGATTCTACTTTACGTTGTTTAAATTTTGGTGTTCTTAAAATTTTTGCTAAAAGATTTTTAATCATTGTAGCCTCTTTGAACCAAACGATTCTAAAAATTCTAATGTGGGTTCTTGTATTTCTAATTCACCAGAAGAATTACATTGTTCACACTGCATAACTTTACTATTGTCTCTAAAATCTTTTGATGTGTCCCCGGTAGCAATACGGATATATCCGTTGCCATCACACACCGGGCATATACACGCGTGTTTAGCTATTTTTATTACTTTTCCCATTTGACTTCACACCTTTGTTATCCATAAAAAATCTGATTAATCTTCCAATCATTTTTGATCTGGTCCTATTAGTTTTATTAGCAAGTACACCTAGTTGTTCCCAGTCTTCGCGAGGAACTGATAAAGATTTATATTTAGCTGGATCAGCCATTGTATTCCTTTCTTATTATTGTTTTCACTTATGGGAATATATACTAAAAAACAGGTATTGCAAGTATTATTTTTTTAATATAAAAGAAAAGTCTCTTCTCACACCTTTTGTTTGTTCGTCCCTTTCTTGGGACGGGCAGACATTTTAAAACAATTCTAGGTTGTAAGTTTAGGTTTAGCTTTTGGTAATATTATCTTGTATTCGTGACATTCAAATTTAATATAAATGTCGTGTTTGTTGACATCTTCCCGCCCTATTTCAGTCATCTTTTTTTCACTCTCTTTGTAGCCTTCAATCATACAACCATACTTATCATAAAATGTGTCAGGCCATACGTATGGATCTAAACAAGTTTGTTGTATTGCTGAACACATATATAAAATTAAAGCTACTTCCATTATCTTTTTTTCCCCTGGCCCCGGTATTTTTTAAAACTACGTCGGCGATTTTTGTTCATTTTTGTTAAACTAGGATTGCGTCCAATCGAAGTTTTATGAAACACAGGTTCGTGTGCAACCTTGTTTAAAAATCCTTTAATCTTCGCCATTGCCGAAATATTTGTCTAAGTCTGATTTCGGCGTGTTAAGATGCATCGCCGGTATATAACTTATTTTACCATTTATATGTTGTTCTAGATCTGCACCACAAGTCATACATCTATAATATTCTTTTGTAAGTCCAACCAATAAAGTATGTTCTTCACAAGTCGGACATTTACCTGGAACAACTTCTGCTTTGAATTTAAAAAATTTTGACATTCTAGTCTATTATCAATTTCTTGATACTTCTACTACCGTCAATATTGTCCTCTAATTCTGCAGAACCTTTCCAGCATTTGTAAGTAACAGACTCAGAAAAAGTTCTTTCCGCTTCACGCTTCCCGCGCAAACATTGGGCCATACCATCAACCTGTAAACGGGCCTCCTTAATTTCTGCGTTTACAAACATAAGCAGAGCTACTACAGTCTCTATCATACTACCTTACCTTTGTTCTCACCTTCTTTAATTTTATATCTGCTAGAACCATTTGCATTTATATCTACTTCTTTTTTTAATTCTTTTGCGTATCTCAT